CGAGGCCGACGCCATCGCCATCCTGTTCTGGGCGATCGAGACGCAGGGAGGCCTGGCATGACCGAGCCCGCCATCCTCGCGCAGGCTGCTGCGGTTCTTGAAAGCCGGGCAGAGACCTATGGCCCGGCCAGCGTCGCACTTCGGGCGATCGCCGCCCGCTGGTCGCTAACCCTTGGCCAGCCGGTCACCCCGGCACAGGTCGCGCTCTGCATGATCGATCTCAAGATGGTCCGTCTGGCGCATGACCCCAGCCACCGCGACAGCCTGGTCGATGTCATTGGCTATGCCGCCCTGATGCCGGAGGTGCAGAGATGAAGACCATGCGCTGGCATCCTCCCGGCTATGGCGGTGAACGCCGCGACCCTGATCAGGTCAAGCGCGACGGTTGGCACGAACAGGGGCTGCTTGCGGTCCGTGTCGACGACCAGCGGCTGACCTGGCCCGAGCGCGAGCTGGTCGAACAACTTGGCACCAAGCTCTACGGCAAGCGGGCCTCGACCAAGGAGGCGCGCAATGGCTGACCGCTTCTGGACCGCTGATGATGTTGCTGACCATTTCGAGGAGGCGTTTCGCACCCTGCGCAAGCTGCCGCATGCGAAGGTGCAGGGCTATTTCACCACATGGCCTGCGATCGTGCGCACCAGCCGCGAGATCGCAGCGATGGAGCCCCAGCCGATGCGGGTCTGGCCATCGGCCGCCGCGATCACACGGCTTGAGCAGACCTTCGACTGGGTGCTGTGGATCGAGGAGGATGAGCGCAAGCTGGTCTGGGCCCGGGCGGCACGTCGCCCCTGGAAGCAGATCAGCGTCGAGCATGCCTGCGACCGCACGACCGCATGGCGTCGCTGGCAGTTGGCGCTGACCAAGATCGCGACGCGGCTCAATGCTGCAGCTGCGTAAAGTGTTGCAACACTTTAGGTTTCGACATCTGCAACAGATCCGTGCTATGCAAACGGCATGATGGGGAGAGTGCGCCGAAGGGCATGCTCTCCCCTTTTGCTTTGGTGGATGCCACTCTGGCTTCCAGGATCCAGCCGGGAGTCCAGCCAGGGTCCAACAGTGATCGGAAATGGGATGGTTGCGGGGTTGCGCGGTGGGCAATTGCCCACCGCTTGGCCTGCCCAAAACGTTCTCCGAACAGATGCGAGAGACGGTTTTTTCGGGCAAGCGGGGACCGGTTGACCAGAAAAACTCTCTCCGTGCCCCGCTAAGCCATTGATTTCATGGTTCCTTCCTGTGCACTTCGTATGCTGGCGGGCGAAGCGCGGCATATCGCTAGCGTCAGGGCCGATTTTTTGGGAAGCCACCCCCGGTCGGAGTCCACTCCGGACCGCCTGAAACCTTCGTAAAAACAAACACCTAGCCGGACACCGCGGGTGGATACCCGCTGGACCCCGGAGTCCAGTTCGGAAGCCGCTGGACCCCGTGCCGCTGGAATCCACCGCGGCCGACAGAAACCCATTGAACAGGATCATTCCCATGACCCTCGCCTTCGCCCCCGAGCGGATCGAGCACTGGCCGCTTGCGCGCCTCCAGCCCTACGCGAAGAACGCGAAGATGCATGGCGCGGATCAGGTGGCGAAGATCGCCGCCAGCATGGCCGAGTTCGGCTGGACCGTGCCGTGCCTCGTTGGCGAAGACGGGGAGCTGATCGCGGGCCATGGCCGGGTGCTGGCAGCCACGCAACTGGGGCTCACGGAAGCACCGGTGATTGTGCTCGGGCATCTGACCGAGGCGCAGCGCCGGGCCTATCGCATCGCAGATAACCGACTGACAGAACTTGGGATCTGGGACGAGGCGCTGCTGTCGGCAGAACTGAACGATCTCTTGGCCGAGGATTTCGACCTGTCGTTGGTCGGCTTCTCCGACGGCGAGTTGGACAAGCTACTGGCCTTCGCGCCGGAGGGGGCCGGGGATGAAGAAGGTGGCGCCGGAGGCTCTGTGCCGCCGGTGAACATCCCCGAACCGCCGCGCAACCCGGCGTCGCGGACGGGCGATCTGTGGATCCTCGGCGACCACCGCTTGCTTTGCGGCGACAGCACCAGCCATGACGACGTGCGCCGCCTGATGAACGGGGAGCGGGCAATCCTGTTCGCAACCGACCCGCCCTATCTGGTGGACTACGACGGCTCAAACCATCCGACCCGGAACAAGGACTGGAGCCAGTCCTACGGTGTGACCTGGGACGACAGCAGCCAGGGGGCTGAGCTTTACGACGGCTTCATCGCCGCGGCTGTGGCCGAGGCGATCACCGAGGACGCAGCATGGTATTGCTGGCACGCCTCGCGCCGCCAGGCGATGCTGGAAGCCTGCTGGGAAAAGGCAGGCGCTTTCGTGCATCAGCAGATCATCTGGGTGAAGGACCGCGGAGTTCTGACCCGATCGCATTACCTTTGGAAGCACGAGCCCTGTTTCATGGGCTGGCGCCGCCCGAACCGCCCGCCCAAGGTGGCGGAAGAAACCCTACCATCGACATGGGCGCTGCCCAGCTTCGCGAAAGACGACCGGCCTGACCATCCGACGCCGAAACCGCTCGACGCATTTGGGATCCCGATGCGCCAGCATGTGGCGCGGGGCGGGCTCTGCTACGAGCCCTTCTCTGGCTCGGGTTCGCAGATCATGGCAGGCGAGGCCAATGGCCGCCGCGTCTTCGCGATGGAAATCAGTCCCGCCTATGTCGATGTCGCCGTGGAACGCTGGCAGGCCGACACCGGCAAAGATGCGATCCTCGACGGTGACGGCCGGACCTTCGCGCAGGTGAAAACTGAACGGCTCGGCGAGACCGCTGAAGCGGTGGAGTCGGCTGCATGACCCAAAGCAGGGCCATGTCGCTTGTCGAGGCAGCGACAAACGTCGTCGTCGGCTATGTTCTGGCCATCGCCACGCAGTTTGTTGTGTTTCCATGGTTCGGGATCGAGACGGGGCTTGCGGAGCATCTGGCCATTGGCCTCGCCTTCGTCGGCGTCTCGCTGGCGCGCGGATACCTTCTGCGGCGGATGTTCGAGGCGATCCGGATACGGGGCACCAAATGAGCAACCGCCGCCCGATCGGAACGGCGGTCATCGTTTTGTCGGGGTTCTGCTGGGTCAGGCAGCCGGGATTTTGTACACCCGCCCCCGGTTTTCAACCTTCTCGGAAATCAGCTCGAGCCCGAGTTTTTTCTTGAGCGCGCCCGCGAGGGCCCCACGGACGGTGTGGGATCTCCATTCGAGGGCGCTGGCGATTTCCTGGACGGTCGCGCCATCCGGCGCGCGGAGCATGTCGATCAGTCTGGCCTGCTTGGTCCCTTCGCGCGGCGTGCGCGCCTTGGTCGTGGCTTCGGGCGCAGTGGGGGCATCAGTCGGGGGCGCCTCCCTCGGCGCCTTGTCGGCGCCCGTCTGCACGCTGTGCGTGTCGTCGGACTCGATGCCGATGGCGGCAAGCCCTGCGTCGGTGGCAATCAGCGTGACGCCGTGGCCGTCGCCAGATTCGCGCCAGAGGGGCTCGCCCTTCCGGATGTCGGCATCGACTTCCTGTAGCGGGCCCTTGGCGATCATCGCACCGACTACCTTGGCGGCGGCGCCACCCCGCAGGCTCTCGGGCAGCGGCAGGGCGATGTGCTCGGGCCGCTGGGCGGCGGCGCTCAGGATCAGGGCTTGTGTGTCGGAAAGCTGGGTCATCATCGTCTCCAGTATTCGGGGCATGCGGAATGCGGCCCTTCTACGAGGCCAAGCCCGCCAGTCGGCGGGCGGGACCCAGTGTGCGCGGCGTCACTCAGCGTGTTCGCCTTCCCTGAAGGCCATGTCGGTGATCTCGCGCAGCTTGGCGCGGTAATGGTTCAGGGTGCCTACATGGCCCCAGTTCACCTCGTCGGGATGAGCGTTGAAATGGTCGGCGCTGAGGGCCGTGATGCGTTGCAGCGTCGCGTCGATTTCGGTCTTGGCGGCGATGAAGGCATCGAGGGCTGCGGAAGTGTCGATCGCGCGGCGCTTGGTCATGACATGATCCTTGTCGGGTTGGCAGGCGGGGCACTTGGCCCCGCCGTTTAGGGCTCAGGTGGCGCTGGTGGCTTCCAGCGTGGCGATGTGGTGGCGGAGCGTGGCAGCTTCCTCGCGCGCGGCGTCAGTCCAGAAGGCGGCGCGGGCGTTGCACGCGCGGGCCAGACGTTCGGCGTCTGTCTTGGTGAAGCGGTTGACCTTGTGCGCGCGGCCATGTCCGGTGCAGGTGGCGCGATTCTTGCCACCCTCGGGCGTCAGCGTGAAGGCCATGGGTCCGAAGTCGTCGATGATGATCCAGTTGTGCGACGCGATCGTGGCGCAGGCGCTTGGCGCGAGGCGGGCTTCGATCTCGTCCGCGGCGGCGCGGAAGTCGGCGATCAGGGGGGCGGCGGGGTTGGTCATGGCAGTGGCTCCGTCGGGTGAGTTGCATCGTTTCCGTGCGATGACATTCGCTCCACCGCGCGGATTGTCGTAGGCAAATCTGAGCAATTTCATGCGTTTATGATCAAGCAGCTTCGGTTTAGACGATCCGGTCTGCACTGGTGAGCGCCACCTGTTGCGCCTCATGGCGCTGCGCCGCGTCCGGTGGGTCACGGCGGGCGTTGACGATGGCCACGAACAGCGCGCGGGCGACCGCCGCGACCTCGTCGGCCCCGGCGCTGCTCAGGTTCACGTCATGGATGGCAATCGCCTCGCCCAGATCGGTGAGCGCGTAGAGTGTGGCGAACTCAGCCTCGGTCGGGTCGCAGGTTTCCGTGGCGCGGTCGTCGGGGCTGATCGCCACGCTGCGGCAGAAGCGCAGATCGAAGCCGATGGCGCATTCGCGGCGGGCAAGCTTGTCGAGGGTTTCACCCTCGGAGAGGCAGTTCAGGGAAGGCATTGTCATTGCGCTGCTCCTTCTGGGGCGTGGGTTTCGGGGTCGAGTTCGATCCATGCGCCGTCCTGCCAGACATAGAGGTGGCAGAACTGGCATGTCGGGTGCGGCAGGATCACAGGGTCGCGGGGCCGTTCGAACGCCTCGATCCCGTCGGCGCGGACCTGCCGGATTTCCTTTGCTGCAAGGATGTCCTCGGGCGTCCATGAGGCCAGCGCAGGCAGCATGTGCGAAGGGTATCCGTCATAATGGCAATAGACCTGTGCCCATTCGCTGGGCCCAATCTGGATGGCGATCTGTGCGCGTGTGCTCATCTGCGTTTCCTTGTCGAGAGCGGCTCAGATGAGCCCATGCTGCTGCAGGACCGGCACGACATCGGCCAGCTCAATGGTCAGGCAGTCGATGCCGATCCGGCCTGCCATCTCGAAGACCTCGGCGTTCAAGCTTCGGTCATTGAGGTGGGCCTGCAGCGTGGCCACGCTCATGGCCTGAACGAAGCGCGGGCGGTCGATGAAGATGCGGGTCGCGTCGGAGGGGATGGCAATCGCCATGGTGTGATCCTTTCAGGGTTGGGTGGTGGGTGTTTCCGCCTCGGCCCGGCGGCCTGCCTCGAAGGCCGCCTCCAGGGCAGAGCGGATCGCCCAGACCGCGTGCTCGTGGAAATCGAGGCTGTCGGAATTCCGGGTCTCGAGCCTGTCGAGGAAGAGGTGGCGCTCGGCGATCGTGAGGATCAGCGCGTCGCGGGGGGCGTTCTCGTGGCTCAGTCTCGCGGGCATTGGTATGGCTCCCAAGAGTGATTTGCAGCGTGTCGATGGCGACAGGTTCCCTCTGTGCGCAGGGCATATCAACTCAATAACCATCTGATTCAGAACAATAATCGGAGTTACCGATGCAAGGCATGAGCGAGCGCCAGTATGCCGCGCATGTCGGGCTGTCCCGCGGTGCGGTTCAGAAGGCGAAGACGGCCGAGCGGCTGGTCCTCTACCCCGACGGCAGCATCAACGCGGCGGCCAGCGATGCGCGGCGGGCAGAAACCACGGACCCGTCCAAGAC